GCTCCGCCAGTTGGCAAGGGTGCGCACGCTCATGCCGAGCATGACGGCCAGTTCGTTTGGCGTGAGCAGATCGGTCATGGCCGGCCGTCCCGAATGTCGCCCATCGGGTCGATGTGGAGGCCGGTGAGCATTTCCGGGGTGTCGCTGTCGCCGCCGCGTTCGAGGTGACGTTTGAGCGCAATGTCGATGGTCTGGCATGCGATTCTGGCGGCGAGCGCGGTGTCCTCGCCCATGTTGCTGGCCAGGGTGACGCCGATCAAACCGCCTTTGAATGTGTCCAGCGGGATGCTGAGTGCGCCGATGATTGTGGGTTCGTATTCCGGGTTGTTGTCGGGGTCGATGTCGACGCAGAGCACCCATGTTGCCACCTTTGGTTTGTTTTCGTTCATGATGTGGTTCCTTTGCTTGTTGACGTTGTGCCCCACCATGACGAGTGGATGGGGCTGAGTGGCTGGCGCTGGTGTCGAACCAGTGCCGCCCTTGGATTCCGAACGCCCCTTTGACTGTTGGAACGCGACCTGAACGTGTTCACGGCCGGTGGCGTGGCCGACGGCGACTGGCCGTCAGGCGGACTTGAAAGGGTTTGCAAGCACCGGAATGCCTGCTTCTTGATAGTTAGAGAGAAGAGGATTGGAATCCGTGGACGGGCGAACCGTCGCCCAGCCGAATGCGCCGACAGTGTATGTACGGCAGAGAGATGGTCGGCGCGTGGATAATAATCGATATTCAGTTATGTGTCCCCACTGGCCGACGAATGAGTGAACGTGGGTGTCCCGCGGAACAATCCGATTGGGTTGTTTGTTTGGACTGCCGGCCAGTGGGAAGTCTTTTAGTCGCGTGGCGCGAATCTGACGATCAGCCACAACGCGGTGGCGACGTACACGCCTTCCACCATGAGCGCGGCGTTCATGCTGCCTCCATGCCAGGTGAGCATGAGTGTGGATGTGACGATGAGGGCGACCACCGCGATGGCGAATTTGATGCGGTGGAGCGGGTAGTTCGGCTTCCGCCGTGGTTCGATATTGTTGTCCATGATGTCTTCTTGTCTTCTTGGAGGGAGGTGATTTTGGATGAAAACGGAGTATCGGATGGTCACGTTCCACGTCGCCAGTTCACAGCTTTTTCCTGCCGAGGTCGGCGCCGTGAGGAGTCTTACCCTTGATTTCCTTGGCTCGACGCCTGAACTGGCCGAGCAGATGGATGGTTGGGAGCCGGTCGGCTTCCAACTCCTCCCACAAGGTGAGACGACCTACGTTGCCGTGATGTTGAAGCAGTCGCTCAATCTTCCCGACTGTTGATCACGTTCCGGGCCTGCGTGCGGAATAGTTCGCCGATTCTGTCAAGTTCCTCGGCGGTGAGTTCCGCATGCGAGCCGTTCAACGTCAGAACGAAACTCCCATCGAAGTGCCGGCTCAGCCGGATGATCGTCTTGTCCACTTTCTTGTTGATTTCGAATGTGCTGGCGAGGATGCTGGTCGGCTGGATGCTGCTGGTCGAGAAGCCTTGATGTTCGTGAATGGTGATCGTGTCAGTCATCGTCATCAGCTCCTGTGTTCACTCGCTCGAACGGGAAGGCTTCAGGCGGGAGCGTTTCGCATACAGTCGGCCACTTCACATACTGTCTATTGCCATTCCAGATGGGATCAGCCGAGTTATCATATGTGCGCGCCGACCAGTCATCATCGATGTCCTTAAGCAGGAGCCGACCATCATTCGCGGTGACATAGAAGCCCTGCTCCTTCGGCTCTTCAGGCAGTGGCTTCTGTTCGGCTGTCTTGTCGAGTTCCGTGAGTTGGTTGAGCAGGTGGTTGGTTTTCTCTTCGTCGTGGTCCTTGCATGCCGTGATGAGGTCTTCGATGATTTTTTCTCGCTGTTGGAAGATGTTCATTTCTTGTCCTTCTTCTGGTTGAGTTCTTTGAGTGTTCGTCCGATTTCGCGGCGGAGGTTCATGAGGTCGGTTTTGTTGAGCATGTGTTCCTGGTATCCGCCTGCCATGTCGAATCTGAGTCCGATGAGGCAGCTGTGGTCACTGCTGTGCGTGCCGTCCTCGATGATTCGCAGTTCGAATGATTGGCTCATCGCATGTTCCCTAGGTCGTCGTTGAGCGTGTAGGCGAAGTTGTCGAGGGTGCTTTCAGGGATGTCCGCAAGGACTTCCTCGCCGTCCGCGTGGAGTTCGATGAGTTGGCCGCTCTTGTCTTCCTGGATGCGGATGGCGTAGCCGGTGGTGCCGATGAGTTCGATTCTTGGTTTCATGGTTTTCCTCGATTCCGGTGGCGCCGGCGGGTTAAGCAACTGGCTCATGTTCGGTTTCCTTAGGCTTTGAATTGTTTGATGCTGTCAATCGGCTGGATGAGGAGCATGACGAGGGTTTCCGATTCCATGTCGAGCATGGATGCCGCTTTTTCGATTTCGTCCGTCGAGAGTGGCGTGTGGCCTTTGAGCCTGTTGTTTACGGCTCTGATTTCGAGGCCCCATGCTTTTGCTAGGTCTTTCGGTGTCTTGTCGTGTCTTGCGAGTTCCGCTTTGAGGTTTCTGCTGGCTGTTTCCGTCAGACCGGCCATTCATCCTCCTCGATTCCCTGCTTGGTGAGGC